TAAGGACCCCAGTTATCAATAGTAGCAGTCAACTGTGCTTTTGGTGCAAACTTAATTTGATCTGATGCTTGTCCGAAACCGAGCACACCAGCTTTTTGAGCAGCTTGCAGAGGTGCAGGAGAATCAGTATGTTGGGCAACCATGTCACAACCATCTGCAATCATCACTTCTGCAGCTTGTGATTCTTTGCCTGGGTCGTACCAAGTGTTTACCCAAACAATATCAATATCCACATTAGGATTAACTGATTTGGCTCCAAGATAATAGGTGTTGATTTCACGAATTACTTCTGGGATTGGAAAAGCGGCGACATAACAAATTTTGTTTGTTTTTGTCATCAATCCTGCGATAACACCTTGTACGTGACGAGCTTGATAAAGTCTCAAACCATAGGTTGACATATTATCATGACGTTTAAAACCTGTTGCGTGCTCAAAATATATATCAGGATTTTCTTTTGCTACTCGTAGTGTTGGATCCATAAATCCAAATGAGGTAGTAAAAATAATATCAGCACCTTCTTGAATCATCATACGAATGGCACGTTCAGTGTCAGGTCCTTCAGAAACAGATTCTAGATACATAGTCTCAACTTGATCACCAAAATATTCTTCAACTTGTTGACGACCAATATCGTGACGATATGTCCAACCATGATCCCCAATAGGACCAACATAAATAAATCCAACTTTTACAGGGTCAGCTGCAAAAGCAGAAAAAGATGCAAGTGCAAAAGCACTCGCGATTAAAAGTTTTTTAATTATATTCATTTCGATTTTTCCTTTTAAGAGTTCTTATTAGAGGTACTAAAATCCTCATTTTTTTACTTTGATACGGTAGTATCGTAGTACTATGGTTATAATTGCCGTCGCTGTTACGATTCATGGTAAGTTCTTATAATTGATTTTCCCCATCCTTGACGTCTGCGATAGTACAGTCTATTTAAATATTCATCATGTGGTAAGTTTGGTTCTTGAATGTCTACTAAATAAGATGTAGGTTTGCGTATCAATTTTGTGTTACCTCGTAAAAATTCTTCAAAGTTATATTTACTTTTAACTTTATAGGGGTACTTAGTGTACGGATCAGTTGTAAATATATGTTGATAATTCTTTAGTTCACTATAAAAATTAGTGTCTACATATAAGTAATCTACTGTAAATACACTATCGACAAAATCTAATACTTGATTACGTTTGGTATGAAACACTTTCTGTGCATCCCATAATTGTGTGTGTCCATCAAAATTTAATGATTGACCATGTGTAAGATAGTAAGTAATATTCATTTTTGCTTGTTTATAAAGTGTACCTATCACCCCTGTATCTGACTTAATTGCTTTCAATAATTCGTCATACATACTTCTATATCTAATACCTTTGCTATTTGCATATCTGGTGTAAACTTGTGTCCATCCAAAACAGTGAAAGTTATTGATCATCCAACTATATAGCCAACTATCTATGAGTTTGTCAAAAGGCATATACTTTGTACCTATGACTAGTTCAGCATTCTCTTTTATTTTATCTTCTTCTTCTTCAAAACCATTAACATAACCATTTGCAATTACTGTTTTTAGTCCGTGTTTTTTTCTTTGTTCAGGTTTATTTAGTTCTGCATTTTCGAGCAGTTGTGTAAGGTAACTTTCAATCGCACCATGTTGTCCTGCTTGTATTACCTCACATAATCCGTCTGTCCAGGTATCATATGTTTCTTCAGGCAAACCTAAAATTAATTCAGTGTAACTCTCAATACCTTCTCTATTACATTTAGTAAATATATCTTTTAGACTGCTGATATCCATATTCTTTCGTTTTATATTTGTTAGTACATTGTCGTCCATACTCTGCACACTTAACGTCATTCCCCTATTAAATCCACCTTTAGTAAATTTTTTAACAATCTCTAATACTTTTTCTGAAGAATTTTTATACCAAGTAGCATTTACTACTTTAGGAAATCCATATTCATTTTGTAATTCTACAAGCCTATCTGTAATTGCCATATCTCTTTCATAAAATACACCAAAGTTTGCATCGGCAATAGTAACGTAATCAATACGATTTTTTGCGATCCACTCCAATTCTCCAAATACTTTTTCTAAATTAAATTTACGAATCTTTGTATAGGTCAGGCTTCCCCAATCGCAAAACGTACAAGCAAAAGGACAACCTCTGTTAGTTTCTATTGTTGCATTAAACAAATAGCTAGAATTATTTTTAATTATATCGTCAAAAACTCCAGTAAGGTAAGGACTTGGAATATCTAAATTGTTTAAACGAGCGCCTTGATATAAAGGTAAAATAGGTCTTCCATCTAACAGAGTTTCCAATATTTTCACAAAAGTTTCTTCGCCTTCAGTTAAACAAATTGTATCAATATAATTATTATTACGAAAGAAACTATCCGTCGGAGTATCTGTTATTTGTGGCCCGCCCATAACAATTTTACAGTGAGAAAACTTTGCTTTAACGCTTTGGGCAAGTACCTTATTATACTCCCAATTCCACATATAACAACTAAAAAAACATACATCTATATTATCTAAACGTGCAACTAGTTTATCAATAGGTTCTCTGCGGAATATAATATCTACTAATTCAAAATTGTCTTTAACGAAATCAAACTGTTTTGCATAGCTCCAAAGGCAACCGACACTATAAGGCAACCAGTAACCTTGTAAACTGCCCATACCAATTTTAAAATTGGGTTGTACTAACAAGATTTGTTTCATCACTAACTCATGAATAAAGGTATTTTTTAAACTAGGCTAAAGCTCTCATACGTTGTACAAGCCTATCAGCTCGTACAGTTACTTGTCGATACCAACGAGAATCGATCATTTCATCAGCAGCACGATTCCAGTCACGAGCGTCAACTCCAGCTTTCATGCCTTTGAATTTAGAAAGACGTGGGCGTCCCATGTTAAACATCATATTGGCAATTATTTGTTTAACTTCTTCTGGCAAATCGTCAAAGTCTGGGTAAAGCTTGTGGCATTCTGACAATGTTGTTTCGATATCTGCTTCGAAGGCCTCAATACATCGAGATTCATTGACAGGCGTTCCGACGGCTTTTCCATGTTCTGGGTCGTTTTCAGTAACCAAATGACCGATGCCAAAAGTAGGGAGGCCAAGATGATCCAAGTAAATTTCATGGACTACTCCTTCGTCTATTTCAAGTTGTTCGCGTAATTTATTAATATCCATTAGGTATATCCTTTCTTAATATGTAAATTTTTAGCATAATAGTCTTCACGATTTTCGTCCATTTTAGTACGCAATCGTTCAACTTTTTTTAATTCTTGTTTATCTAAAACTGTCACTTTTTGTGACCAATTATCCCTTTTAACGGGAATCATTTGACAAATAGGAGTGCCTGCAGGTATAAAAACTGGATTCCCAGGTTCTAACTGTGTATGAATAAAAGGAATGTTTATAACATTATCATAACCATCAGTATCTACTAAACCTACAATAGGAATAATGGGGTTTTCAAGCTGATTTATGGGAGGAAGAAATAACATAGAATAATCTTTTGGAGTCTCAATAATCCAAGGATTCATGTATTTAAGAATAGTCATATTTTGAAAAACAGCACCCTGCACCTGACTACCAGGGTGTCTTTCAATAGGTTTCCACATCTCAGAAAGCAATTTATGATGATCATCTAAATAAGGAAGTTTGATTGAACCGTCTTCTCCAAGCTCAATCATAATATCCATGTGAGCTAAAAGAGTATAGCCAGCAGTCATGGCATCTAAAAACGGAATACACTTCTTAACTGATTGTATTTCGCCCAATTTAGGGTCTTCAACTTTGGGTGGGATATGTTTAAACCAGGAAGGAACTAACTTCTTAGATGGAAGAGGTGGAAGAACTATCTGATCAGGAAAATCCTTAATCAAGTGAAATTTTACTGTTTTATTAGTTGGCATAATTTAAGTGTTTGGGTTAATAAAAGAAGTTGGGATGTCCAATTCGGACTGAGTAGTTCCGCAATCACAAGTTTCACACACATCGTTTACACATTCTGGGCACTCACCGCCCCAGCAATGACAACTATGACCGCAAGTTTTACAAGTTTTTTCTGACGTATTCATTCAATACCTCGCTTATGTAGTGTACAATTTTCTGTAGGTTTAGACTCCATCTCAAGAGCCCAGTCTAATTCTTGAATCAAACGCTTGTACCACATTTTATCGTATGTATCAGAAGCTAATTGTAAGTCATTTTTAAGAAGAGTGATTCTGGATTCGATGTATCTTGTGATAGATGAACCGCCGCGTCTCATTCATAAAACCTAATTGTCCTGGTACGTCCACCAGAAGTAAAAGTAATAGTAGAGTGTGAATAAACTTGATCAGTTACATTTTGATAACGTGTAATATCTTTACACTGTTCTTCTCTACGGTATCCTGTTACAACCTGTTTATTCTTGCCTGCCTCATTAGCAATAATAGTGCCTACAACAGCTCCTGCTGCTCCACCATTCTTTTCGCCTGGAATATTATTACCAATAGCTCCACCAATTAATGCTCCAAATAACAAGTCAGTGGTTGAAGCTCCTTGATTAGATTGTCCATAGATAGGAACATCTATAAGTTCGCAAGTAGTTTCAGTATATGGAACTGATTTTGTTACAGTTTTATA